TCAGCGGTGCTGGAACTGGCCAAGGATCTGAGTCGGGATAAATTCGAGTTCCAGCGCCTGCATGGTATGGGCGAATCCCTGCACGACCAGGTTCTGGAGGACAGCGGTGTGCCTTGCCGGATCTACGCGCCGGTAGGTGCCCACAAAGACCTGCTGGCTTACCTGGTTCGCCGGTTGCTGGAGAACGGCGCCAACAGTTCCTTTGTTAACCAGATTGTGGATACCAGCATCACCCCGGAAGAAATCGCCAAAGACCCTATTGATGTGGTGGTGGGCCTTGGCCATAACCTGTCCAGCAAAGCGATTGTGCATCCGTCGAAAATCTTTGGTGAGCAGCGTCGAAACTCCAAAGGATGGGATATTACGGATCCGGTGACGGTGGCCGAGATTGATGAAGGTCGTAACCGTTACAAGAGCCATCAGTGGAAAGGTGGCCCGATACTGGCCGTGGATTCTGTCAGTGACGAAGTGGTTGAGGTACGGAATCCTGCAAACCCGGACGACCTGGTCGGTCACATCACCTATACCTCAGACGTGGATATTTCGTCAGCTCTGGACGCCGCTCAGGACGGCTTCAAACAGTGGTCTTCGGTACCGGCGGAAGAGCGTGCGGCCATGATTCGCAGGGTCGGCGACCTTTACGAAGAGAATGTGCACGAGCTGTTTGCGTTGACCACCCGAGAAGCAGGCAAATCCCTGCTGGATGCCGTGGCCGAGATTCGTGAGGCCGTGGATTTTGCCATGTTCTATGCCATTGAAGGCATTCGTTACAAGAATGACGGCGAAGCCCGTGGTGTGATGTGCTGCATCTCGCCCTGGAACTTCCCGCTGGCGATCTTTACTGGCCAGATTCTGGCGAACCTGGCGGCCGGTAACGCGGTGGTGGCCAAGCCGGCAGAACAAACCTCGCTGCTGGCCTTCCGGGCCGTGGAGCTGATGCATCAGGCGGGCATCCCCCGGGCTGCGATCCAGCTATTGCCTGGTACCGGCGCCACCGTGGGTTCTGGCCTGACCTCAGATGCCCGGGTGACCGGCGTGTGTTTCACGGGTTCAACCGCCACGGCGCAGCGGATCAACAAGGCCATGACCGAACACATGGAGCCGGATGCACCGCTGGTGGCAGAAACCGGTGGCCTGAACGCCATGATCGTGGATTCCACCGCGTTGCCGGAGCAGGTGGTGCGTGACGTGCTGGCATCCTCCTTCCAGAGTGCCGGTCAGCGCTGTTCTGCACTTCGCATGCTGTATGTACAGAAGGACATTGCCGATAATCTCCTGGACATGCTCTACGGTGCGATGGAGGAACTGGGCATTGGTGATCCGTGGCAGTTGTCGACCGATGTGGGCCCGGTGATCGACGAAAATGCCCGAAAGAAGATTACCGACCATTGCCAGAAATTCGAGCAGCAGGGCAAGCTGCTCAAAAAATTGAACGTACCGGAGAAGGGCCTGTTCGTGTCGCCGGCAGTGCTTCAGGTGAGCGGAATTGAAGAGCTGGAAGAGGAAATCTTCGGCCCGGTTCTGCATGTGGCCACGTTTGAAGCCAAGGACATCGACAAGGTGATTGACGCCGTCAATGCCAAGGGATACGGCCTGACTTTCGGTATTCATAGCCGCGTTGACCGCCGGATCGAGCACATTGCCAGTCGTATCAAGGTGGGTAACACCTACGTGAACCGGAACCAGATCGGCGCCATCGTCGGTTCCCAGCCATTCGGTGGCGAGGGACTGTCGGGTACCGGGCCGAAAGCCGGTGGCCCGCAGTACGTGCGCCGTTTCCTGCGGGGTGAGGTGGTTGAAAAGCCTGCTCAGTCCAGTGACAAGGTGTTCAGTACCGACAAGGCCCAGAAGCTGATCGACAAGCTGGCCAAAGCAGCGGTACCGGAAGCGGAAGGTCGTCAGGCGTTGCTGGAGCCCTTCTTCGGTAAGGTGCCGGCGCCTCTGGACGAAGGGTACGAGGAGATGCCGGGGCCGACGGGCGAGCAGAACCATCTGTCCTGCCATGGTCGCGGGCTGGTGCTGTGCCTTGGTCCAGACGCCGAGTCTGCCGTTGAGCAGGCCGGCACCGCCCTGTCGCAGGGTAACAAGGTGGTAGTGATTGCACCGGGTGCCGAGAAGGCACTGGCCGATGCCATCAAGGCCGGACTTCCGGTTATTGCCAGCGATGGCATGCTTGATCCGGACGCTCTGAGCCACCTGACCGGATTTGAAGCGGTGGTGAGCGTAGCCGAGAAGCCGCTGCTCAAGCAGTATCGCATGGCGCTGAGCAAGCGTGAGGGCGCGCTGTTGCCGGTGATCACAGAACACAAGCTGGATCAACGCTACGTGATTGAGCGGCATCTGTGTATCGACACCACAGCGGCCGGTGGTAACGCCAGCCTGATTGCGTCGGCTGAATAAAGCCGGTTTGGGCCGGGGGGAGTGCTTCCCCCGGCTTTTCCTTTCCTCGCGTTTCTGTTGCGAGCCATTCGCGTTACCATAGCCCGTTTTAGCTACATCATTCGAATCGGGCATCCACTTGCAAAACAACCATTCCAGCCACCGCGACTCTTCCGGGGGAGCCTCTGAGGCCTCGCAAAATTTCTTCGCGGTCTGTCTGTCACTGACGCTGTGTTTTGTCGTCTACTCAATGCTGATTGTGGCAGTGCCTGTGTATGGACTTCAACTTGGCGCCTCTCCGCTCGTTCTGGGTGCAGTGTTAAGCGCCCAGTATCTGCTACCGCTGGTGCTGGCCATTCCCCTGGGAGGCATCGTGAGCCGGTTTGGTGGCAGGTCCACGCTGCTGGCCGGGGCGGGCATTATGGTGGCAGGCTTGTTGTCGATGCATGCGTGGTATGGCTATGCGGGCCTCGTGACTGGTCAGTTGCTGGTGGGGCTGGCTCACCTCCAGATGGTTCTGGCCGCCCAAACCATCATTTCCAACCTGGGCTCCGGGCCGAGGCTGGAGCAGTACTTTGGCTGGTATGCCACCTGGCTGTCGGGCGGGCAGGTTATCGGCCCCCTGTTGGCCGGTGTGGTGCTGAAGTATTCTGGTACCCAGTACGTGTTCCTTGTGATGGCTCTGTTTGCGCTGGTCTCGGGCGTTGTAACACTCCGCCTGACCGGGCAGGCGAGGGAACGTATTCATGTTACCCGACAGCAGGCGGGCTTCCGGGCGCAATGGCAGCTTGTCGGCAGTAACCGCGGGGTGCAGTTGTCGATTCTGGTCACGGTATTGGGGATGTTCGCGCTCGGGGTCTACGGCAGCTATTTGCCAGTGTACCTGGAGAGCCTGGCCATCAGCCCGTTGATTATTGGAGTTCTGGTCAGTCTTCGAGCCGGTGTGTCCATGCTGGTTCGGCCGTTTATGGCGCGCATTATTGCACTTGCCGGGGGCCGCGTGCCGACAGTGTTGCTCTCGCTCGGTACCCTTGCCACTGGTTTGGCTTTTCTGGGGGCGTCTGAGCAGTTGCTGCTGATGGCTGCCCTGGCCATGCTGGTCGGTATCGGTTCCGGCCTTACCCAGCCTTTATCCATGGTGATCCTGGCGGAATCTGTTGAACGTGAGCGGCGCGCAGGGGCATTGGGTATGCGTTTGATGGCAAACCGGGCGGTGCACTTTCTGGCGCCCCTGTTCTTTGGTCTGCTACTTGAACTGAGCGGCTTTACACTGGCTTTCGCTGCTTCAGGTATACTGATTGGCTTCGCGCTTATTATGGCGCACCGACTGTTCAGCTCCGGGAATCTGTAACCATGTCTGGCATGGCCTCCGGCACCTATGATCGACTGATCAACCCTGTACTTGTCGCAGGCTGTATTATTATTCTGGTTGGTTTTTCCGTGCGGGCTTCTTTTGGTCTGTTTCAACTGCCGATTGCCCTGGAATTTGCCTGGCCAAGGGAGTCGTTTTCTCTGGCCATCGCCATTCAGAACTTGTTCTGGGGCATCGGGCAGCCGATCTTTGGAGCTTTTGCCGAACGCTACGGTGATCGCAAAGCTATCCTGGTGGGCGGTATCTGTTACGTGGTCGGGCTGGTTGCCTCGGCATTCGCCATTACCCCGGGCCAGCACCAGCTTCTGGAAATGCTGGTTGGGTTCGGGATTGCCGGAACCGGATTCGGGGTCATCCTCGCTGTCGTAGGGCGCTCTGCCCCGGAAAAGCATCGCTCCATGGCGCTGGGCATTGCAACCGCAGCCGGTTCTGCAGGGCAGATCATTGGCCCGCCCGTCGCGCAGGCGCTGCTGAGCCAGATGCCCTGGCAAAGCGTGTTCATGGTGCTGGCCGGTTTCATTACGGTGTCGATGCTTGCCCTTCTGTTCATGCGGGCACCCAAGGCGGCACCCTCGGTCTCGACCGATGAACCGATGGGAGTGGTGCTGAAGCGAGCGGTGAAAGACCCCTCGTTTCTGTTCATTTTTATCGGCTTTTTCTCTTGCGGGTACCAACTGGCGTTCATCACCGCGCATTTTCCGGCGTTTATTACGGAAATGTGTGGGCCAATTACGCCGGACAGCCTGATCTACGTGCTGGGGGTAACGTCAGCGTCCGGGCTCGGCGCCATCTCAATTGCCCTGATCGGTCTGTTCAATATCGGTGGCACACTGATGGCCGGCTGGTTGGGTAACCGATACTCGCGCAAGTACCTTCTGGCGACGATTTACCTATTACGAACAATCGTCTCTGCCGCCTTTATCATGGCGCCCATCACTCCTGAAAGCGTNGTGCTCTTCTCGGTGGCGATGGGTTCGTTGTGGTTGGCAACGGTACCGCTGACGTCTGGCCTGGTTGCCCACATCTACGGGTTGAAGTACATGGGCACGCTCTATGGCCTGGTATTCTTTTCGCACCAGCTTGGCGGATTTCTTGGTGTCTGGCTGGGTGGAGCCCTGTACGACCTCTACCATAACTACACGCTGGTGTGGTGGATCGGTGTAGGCGTCGGGGCGTTGTCGGCACTGATTCACCTGCCGATTCGGGAATACCCCTGGGAGAAGCGTGGGCAGGCGGTCGCTGCCTGATAGAACGACAAAGCCCGGACCTTTCGGCCCGGGCTTTGTGTAGGGAATTCTGGTCGGGACGGTAGGATTTGAACCTACGACCCCTTGCACCCCATATATGGGCGACAAGCCGGACAGGGCATTGATATAAAAAGGAAAGCGGGTATTTCGTGCGCCCAGAAAATCGGGAATTTCAGACTTTATAAATCAAAGCCTTACATTATAGTTTTGGTTGCCGTTTTGGCGTCACACCCACCAAATTTCAGGGTAACTAACATCCGTCAGCATGCTATTTAACACTATTTGACATGCAGTTTATGGCTGCATTGGCTAAGGTATCCAAAAAAGGAGGTTAGCATGCTCAAAAGGACGTTACTCTTAATCACGCTCATCCGCCCCACAGTCGCATCTCATCGACATCAAGCTACAAGCGCAACTAATCGGAGGGCGCGATGAAAGAGTCAGCAAAAGGAAAGTACCCGGCGCTCCGGATAATTGCGGCATGGTATAAAACGGTCGGATATGTGGTGAGCGTCATATTCGTTATCGCCGGCCTGGTGATCGCGAAGGATGACGGGATTACCGGGGTCGTTATGCTGATGGGGCTGGGAGCGCTCGTCTCGTTTGCGGTATTTGTTTCGATCGCGGAGATTATCCAGCTCTTCCTGGACTCCGAAAACAATACGCGCCAGTCTGCCGAATACTTAAAACAGCTTGTTGAGCTTCAGGCTCCACCGTCACCAACGCAAAAAAGCGAGCCGGCGAAGCCAGCCCCAGCAGCACCGCCGAGACCTGCGATCAAGCCTGTAGTCAGAGCCCGGAAAGCGCCGGCCAGCCAGGCCGAATCTATTAGGTCGCTGATTAAGCATCTTCATGGTGATGGCCTTAGCCCAGACGAGATCGCAGAAGAGTTAAAAAACGAGGGGCTGCCCACGCTGACAGGGGAGCCGGAGTGGACCTGCGATGAGGTGAAGGCAGCACTAGGGGCTGCGGCTAAATAGTCTGATCCACCCCGCCCAAAGCCGGAGCCGGCCCCTCAATCTGCCGGCCCCGTATGAAAACATGATCCCCTACACTGGCGGCGCCCCTTACCCGTACCCGGGCGCCGGTCACCAGCTCCACGATGGCCCCGTCCGGGGTGTTCGCTATCACCTCCCCTTTGTCCCTGGGTTCGCTCGGCAGCAATCCGAGCAGGCGCTTATACAGGTTACTCATGGGTTTCTACTCCGATGGTCTGCCATAGCTCCGGCCAGCTGTGGTTGATGCTCAGGCTGCGTACCAGGCCCCGGCGGGTGTTGCCCTGTTCCTGGTATTCGATCAGGGTGCCGGGCCGTATCATTCCGGTTTCCGGCAGTACCGGCAGGCGCAGGCTGATCTGGGCTTGCTTGCCGGTATCGCCCAGCAGGGCCAGCCCCCGCTGGCGCGTCATGGCCGGGTCGGTGGCCAGGTCGTCGACAATGGTCGGGGCGGGGTTGGTGCCGCCGGTGCTGCCGATGATGATCCGGTCCGCTCGGCCCTGTTCGCCGCCGTGTACCCAGACCGCGTTATAGTCCGGTTTTTCCTGCCACTCGATGCCCTCCACTTCCACAACGTCCTCCGGCAGTACAATGTCGGGGGTGGCGCTTAACCAGTCCCAGGGGGCGACCGGGTACCGGGGCAGAATCCGTAGAGTCTGGTCGGTGTCATGGCTCTGGACGTAGGCGCCGCCGGCCTCAGCGATCCGCTTCGCCGCGTCGATCCAAGTGCCGTTATGGGACCAGATACCGACGGGTATCTGCCAGTCCTCGATCTGCCAGTCGAGCGACCAGCCGATCGGAACGCCGTTGATTTTCAGTGTTTCATTCAGGGCCTGCTGGGCGGTCATGCCGCTGGTGTTGGTGTACTGAGTGACCGGTGCCAGGGGTGCGGCCAGAAACGCCGCGCGGCCCCGCCCTGAAACCCGAAGCCAGGCCTCGCCGAACCGGCGCTCTCTCTGGATATTTTCGACAAGCACGCGCAGGGGCTCGCCGTTGATGGTGGCGATCAGCTCCACCCGGGTGCTGCTGTCGGGGCGCACTTGTGCCAGGGCGCTGGCCGGGATGCGGGTTGACCAGCTCCAGGTCCAGGAGTCGGCGTCGATGCTGGCGCTGAAATCCTCCGCTGGTAACGGTGTGCCGTCCAGCTCGGTCAGGGTCAGGGTGTTGATCACGGTGTATATCTCCCTGATGGGGATGATGATGGTATCGCCCGGGTCTGGCTTTTCATCCGGGCAACCGAATATCAGTGTTGTGGTGCCGTCTTGCTCTCGGCAGAACCGGAGCACAATCTGGTCGTCATCCGGCGTTTCCGGGTCAACCGGTGGCGGCCAGGTGGCCAGCCCGGGCGGCGGGTAAATCGCCTGGGTTTGCCGGATGCTGATCTGCAGGGCCAACTTGGCGCCCTGGTTGGCCCGTATGGTCAGGCTGCCGGCGGTCGGGGTGGCCTGCTGTTCGCTCAGGCGCCGGGTGGCTCTTAGCTTGATGGTGTCTGCGTAGTCCTGGCGAACGCTTCGGGCCAGCCGGATGCCGTGCTGATGGTCGCTGGTGAAGGCCTGCCTTACCCGGACCGCATCGGCGTGGCCCAAGGTGGTGGCTCGGCCTTCCAGCTTCCGGCCGTGCTGGGCCTGAAGGCTCCGACTGGTGGCCAGCTTGTCCGATTGCTGCTGGCGAATGCTGTGGCCTTTGGTGACCGGCAGGGTCTGGGCTTCGGCGGCGGCCAGGGCGGTCTGGGTCCGGCGCATCTCCTGTTGTGCGGTGGCCAGTGGGGTCTGGCTGGTGCGGAAATTCCGCGACGGCAGGCCCACTGCTACGCCGTCGGCGTCCGGAAGGTCCAGGTTGTAGGTGCCCTGTGCGGTCAGAGTCATGGGCGCGCTGGCTTCCGGCAGGGCCGCGAGCAAGTCTCCCCGCAGGGTCTGGTCGATGGCGTCCAGCGTCAGCTCTGTCAGTGCCGGGGGTGGCAGGTCGGCCTGTAGGGTGCCCATGACCGGCGGGACGGCGCTTTCGCCCTCGGCGGCCAGGGTTAGCTCTGGCAGCTCTGGGGTCGGCAGGGTGGCCTGCAGGGCGCCGTTATAGGTCGGGTACTCCGGCGGCTCATAGCGGCCAAACTGGAGCGTGACCGGCCCGGGGGTCGCTTCCCTTGGGCGCAGCAGCTCCAGGAGGATGCCGGGGTCAGGGGTAAACCGGAGATCAACTGGCCCGGGGGTGTCCTGCCGTCGTTTCCATAGCCGGAGCTTGATCACGGTTTAGCCCTGAAAAGTGGCGCTGGTGATCCGGGCAAAAGCGCCGGCCTGTAGAGCATTGTCTTGCAACTTGATATCGCCGCTGCCGGCCTCGTCGCTCACTGTAGCATCTCCCCACCAGGCGCCCGCACCGTCCAGAATCCGGGCGTTGTCGGCGGTTCCTGCTGTCGTCACCTGCCCCTCGATGGCGGCGGTGGTCTGGATCTGCACGTTCTCGGCGTCCAGGCTCAGAGCGTCCGCTGGCATGGCCAGCTCGGCGATCAGGGTGCCGGTGTCCGGAGTGCCCTCGAATAGCTGAATGACGGCTTCCCCCGGGCTGGCGATCAGCCGGGCGTGGCTTTCCTGAAGGGCCGGCAGTCGTGCCGCTTCCTGTCGTGCCGCTTCATGGGCGGGGGATAGGATCAGTGCCATGCGTTACTCCATAGTCTCGGGAATCAGGCCGGCTTTGATTGCGGGGTCGTACTGCCCGGTGCTGTCGTAAGCAATCACGGTGTAATATCCCGGGTACAGGTTTGGAAATACCCACTCGCCGTTTATATCAGATCTGCCGAGTCTCATCTGCTGGTAAATGGGAGGGGCCAGATTGCCGGCGACTGCGCCGCTCTCTTTCATAAGCAGCAAGCTCCTTGCTTGCGGGTTTCCGGCCTGATCTAAAACCGTTCCTTTGATTTTCTGGTTGTTACCTGCAGCGGCGGTACTGTGTTTTAAAAAAACTGTCAGACGGGTGATCATCGCCAAGGCCCCCATATATCGAATCCGGCAACGCCTTTTTTGTTGTATGAAACCTGCGGCAAGGCGACCAGTAGCATGGCCGGGTCGGTGGCCTCTATTGGATCTATGGCCTCAAACAGTCCGAAACTCGCGTTTGGCCCTAAGGCTGTATCGTCATTAGGTGACGTATATAGCCCGGGAACCGTGCCACGTTCGGTGCTTCCGTCGTATACGACTAGTGGTCCAAAGAAGAGGTGCCCTCCTGTTGCCGGGTGCGGGTAAGGTCGGTCTCCGGCAATCGCGTTGGAGACTTCTGGGCCAAGACGGTAATACGGAACTGGCCCTGCCAAAATTCCGGGCAATCCGCGAGCTAGGTACGTGCCGTTGGCGTAGTTATTCCCGATCTGGTGCTGTTGTCCGCTGTTCTGTGGGTAGGAGCTTTTGGACCTGTACGCGGTGAACGCGAGATTATAAAAATCGCTTGCCCCGAACTTGTTAAAGTCCCCGAACTGGAAAGGCTGGCAGCCGTTGCTGTCATTCCATAGGGGCAGGAAAAATATCCATCTTTCATCGGCCACAATGGCCCACGGGTTCGGTAGGTAGGCACTGCTCGACATGTGCACGGCTACCCAAACCATGGTCGCCTGTTGGTCAAACGTCGGGATCGGGTTGTCGCCTGTATCAATGCCCGTCATAGTTTCGTAAGCACGAACCGGTACGGTTCCGCTAGAACTGCTGTGATCCACCTGCAAAAAAATCCCAGTCGCCTCTGGGTGTGTGGATCGGTATGCGCCTTTCAGCGCGTCTCCATAGGGTTTTTCCCAATAACCCGGTGTTGCTCGCTTGACGCTAATGCTGCCGCTGGCGTTGCCGTCGGGTATGCCCGGGCAGTCGAAGGTAAACGTGGTGGCGGTGGCTCCGGTCACTCGCCATACATCATTCAGTGCTGCGGGGGTGGCCCCGGCGATTTCGATGACGGCGTGCTTTTCAAAGTCGTTGCCGCCGCTGAAATGCACGGTGGCCACGCCATTGCTGATCGTGATCTTGTCGCCATCCGGCGCAGCGGTGCCAAAGCCGTTGATCAGGCAGGCATCCAAAACGGCAATTAGATCGCCGGCCTGCCCGTTGAGCTGGGGTGCATCGGCCATCCCACTATGAAACCACCGAACTGTACTGTTATCTGGAACTGCCATCAGTATTCTCCTTTAAGGTCTGTCTATGTTGCCGAGGGCGTGGATTTCGCAGCCGTCTGCGCCATCGTCCAGGGGCTCGTCGCTCTGCTGAATTGCCCGGGCCATCCAGAAGTCTGCCAAGGCGCCGACGGTGTTAATACGCACAATATTGCCGGCACTCCAGCCGCCCCCGTTGGCTGCCACGGGTATGGTCAGGTAGGGGGTTCCGCCGTTACCTTCCTCGTCGCGGGTGCGGGGGTTGATCGGGGCGATGTCCTCGGTGAACGGCCCGCTGTATACCAGGCCCACCCGCTGGCCGATCAATTCCACGTTGGTGCTGTTGGTCCAGCGCAGCAGCCAGCGTTCGGTTTCCGCCCCCTCGTTGGTCACAGTGATAGGGTGTGCGATGGTGTTCAGGGTGGCTGTGGCCTCGTCGCCTTCAATGGTGTCCTGCCATGTACCTGTCCAAGTTTGCTGATCCCAGGTTGCGGAAACCCGGGCGCGCCGGTCTCCGTGAACCAGGCAGCTGGCGACGATGGACTCGTTGGCCGGGTAGTTGTGGGTCAGGGGCCGGCTCAGGGTGATATCGCCGGTGATCTGGACGTCAGTCACCAGGCGCAGGTCGCCGACCGTGTGTTTTACCGTGATGGGCATGGTGATGCCGGTGGTGTCGTCAAAGGTCACGGTGCCGGTGGCGCGGTCCAGGGTGTAGCCGTCGGTCACTTGGTTGCCGTTGGCGTCAATCACCCGTATCCAGCCCACGCGCGGGCGGGTGGCGATGGTGCCGCCGTTGGTCACGGTCTGGGGCGCGGTTTCCTGCGGGTGCATCACCATGACCACATCGCCGGGGCGGTAGATCGGTACTCGGCCGTCGGAGGGCAGGCGCACGGCATCGATGCCCACGATGTCTGCGTTCAGCGGGATATAGCTGAAGGCGACGGCGTTATAGCGCAGGGTGCTGGTGATCATCGGCCGGGGCTTGTAGATGTTCCCGTCGCCATCCACCTTGGCGGGGTCATACCACCACTCGGTTTTTTCCTCGGCGGTCAGGCTACTGTCGGGCACCAGTTTGCCGAAGGTGACGGCGGCGGTACCGAACGTATAGTTGACCGTGCCCTGCAGCCATTCGTGGGTAAATTCGCCGTCCTGGTTGGCGGTGGCGATGATCTGCTCGCCGTCCTCGGTGGTGCCGATGATCTGCAGGCTTTCCGGTTTCAGCGGGGCGCTGGGGGTTCGGAAAAAGCCCTCGGTGGCCGTCCATTCGCCGTAGACGGTCAGCAGGCTGGTGATGGTGAAGTTGGTGGCGGTGGCGTCCTGCCAGAAGGTAATTTCAGCGGTGCGCGCGCCGTAATTGATGCTCCCTGCCACCAGGCCGCTGCCGGTGTCGGGGTCAATGTCCGTCAGCAGGTTGCCGTCGCGGTCGTCGTAGGTTTTGCCGCCGAGGTTGAACCGTACAGATTCGGGCACGATGGGGTCGATGGTGTTCGGGGCCAGTTCCAGCAGTAGGCTGGCGATGGGTTGCGTGTCGGTGGCGGCGGTCGAGTTGGTGTTTACGCCATCCACGATGTATTCAAAGGCCATATCAGCGGCGGCCGTGATCGGCAGGTCTTTGGTGCTGGTGCGGGTGTACCAGGCGGCCATGCCGTAGCCGCTGTACTCAATTTTGACGGGTACGGGGTTGCCGTTCAGCGTGATGGTGTTGCCGCTGATCGTGCCGATGATGGTGTCGGCGGCCACGGTTTCGCTTTGGTTGCTGCTCCAGCTCCCGGGCGTGGCGTCCGCTCCTTCGGGCACCACCAGATTGCCGCCCTGCTGAATGGCAAACGGGGCCAGCTGCTTGCCCTTGAAAGGGTGTTCGTTCGGGGCGGTCAGCGGCACCTTCACGCGCAGGGTGTCGGCTTTCGGAGTGGCGTTCAGGGTGATGTTGGTGTTTTGCGGGTGCGTCTCCTGTGCCTTCACCTGCTCGCCCATGTTGGCCGCTTCATACCACTGGTAATCAATGGTCAGCACGGTGCCTCGGTCGGGCAGGATCGTAAAGATCAGTTGGCCGGTGCCGTCGAAGCTGTCCAGGGTGCCGGTGGCGTCTCCGGTGATGGCCCCGCTGGCGTCGCAGGTCGCGGCTTTTTCGACGCCGTTTTCTGTCCAGCTAAAAATCAGCGATGCGGGAATGGCCGGCGCGTTCTGAAGGGTGAACGGAAAGATGGCCTGGTCTACGTTCACGGCGGCGGTACCGCTTCGGACTTTGTAGTGGGCGGGTGATCCGTAGGTGTAGATCACTTGGCTGCCTACGTCCGGCAGCGCGCCGGTGGTCAGGCTGACGTTGCCGTTCGTGTAATCCACGGTGCCGGTGCCGAAGCCGGGGTCTGAGCCGGCGATGGTGCCGTTTCCGTCGTCGATTAGGGTGTACCAGTTGCCTTGCGCCATATAGCTCACGGTCAGGGCGTTGGGCGCGGGTACCGGCGCGAGGGTTTCGATCCAGTTCAGGCGGCGGTTCTCGGCGGTCACAGTGCGGGCCAGCGTGTGGGCCTGCTGTGCCACTTCCACGTCGCGGCTGCCTGCGCTGATGGTTTGCACCAGTTCGGGGTTCAGGCGCTGGTTTGCCAGCGGTTCTTCGCTCTGGGCGGCGGGTACTAGCTGGGTAAACATGGAGGCGGCTTTCAGTTTCAGGTCGCCGATATTGGCGGCAGCGGTCAGCCGTTGTGCCCCGAAGTAGCGGGTTGCATCGGCGACGGTGGTATCCCGCAGGCGCGCGCCGGTGTCGTAGTTATAGCTGTCCTGTTTGTTAACCTGGTGGCCGGTGAAGTCGTAGCGCAGGGCATCCGAAAGATCCAGGGACACGATCAGGCGCTGGAAATCGTTGCCCTGGGCATCGGTGAAGGTCTGCATCTCGGAGCTGACTTCGGTCACGCGCACGTACTGCTCTTTTTCGTCCGGTTGGCCTTCGTTCTGCACGAGGCAGAGGGTTTTCCCGCGCGGCGGCAGGGTGGTGCTCTCGTCGCGCTGGATGATCCGGATCTGNCGCATGCCGGTGATGTGGTTTTCGTACAGNGCGCCGTGCCACATGGGGCCTTTGAACAGATAGGCTTCCACGCGGTTCGCTGCCTGNTCTCGGGTGTCGAACGGGTCGTTGGTGGTAAACAGGGTATAGCCGATGGCCGGATCTTCCGGCAGGGCCGTCACCACGGTTTTCGCGCCGCCGAACAGGTCGGTGCTCAGGGTTCGGACGGCCAGAAACAGCTTCCGCAGATTGAACCGGCCCATGGCGCGGTCGAGGTCGCTGATGTCCTCGAATACGTTGTTCATCACCCCGTCCGGGATTTCGTTGCCGGTGGCAGCGCCGCCGCCTTCGGGTACGTCGTCCATGACCTGGCTGGCCAGGAATTTGATGTTCTGTTCTTGAATCGGCATGGATTACGGCTCCACGGTGATGAATCGGAATGTGGGAATTACCCGGTGGTCTGGGCCGGGGTTGATCTGGAAGCGCAGCGGCGTGCTTTCGTAGCCCAGGCCATCGTGATGGCGGAACTGAACGGTGTGGGTCTCGCCATGGAAATCGAGGGTGAGCTTTTGGCCGGGCTCGTTGTGCCACGCAAGAATTTGGGGCTCTTTCGTTGCCAGCATCCAGCCGCCCCGGTCCGGCGCCTGCAGTGTGATCGGCTGGCCAAGCTGCGCCGCAGACACCTGAATGATGGCTTTGCCGGTGACGCTGCGGGTGAAGCTTTGGGATACCGGGGACCAGGTGCGGTCTATCCAGTTCAGATCTTCCGGCAGCTCTACGGTGTTGGTGCCATCGGATAGAGTGATCACAGTGCGGTACTCCGTGCGTTTTCGAGGGCCCGCAGAAGGGCATCTTGATCATCGGCCAGCACGCGAAAGCTTTGGCCTCCCAGATTGACGTTGACGGTCTTAACCGTTTCGGTGCGGGCCTGGGAGGTGGTCGGCTGGCTCAGTTCGCGTTGAGCCCGCTGCCTCTCAATCTCCGCCAGCTGCTGCTCACGCGCCCGATCGGCGGCCTCCTTCTCGCGGGCGTTCTCGGCTTCCCGGCGGTTCTTCTGTTCGATCTGGTAGATCTTTTCGAGGGTGTCCAGGGATTGCTGGTAGTCGGCAGCGGCCTCATCGGCGCCGGCCTGCCGGGCCTGTTCCAGCTGTTCCTGCAGGCGTTTTCGTTCGGCCTCATATTGGATTCGTTGGGCTTCTTCGGTGTCGCCCCGGATATCAGCCAGCCGCTGGCGCAGGCTGTTGAGGGTGTTGTCTGCGGTGTCGGTGAGTGACTGCAGTTTCTGCTTGGCGGAGTCGATCGCACTTTGCAGGCCGCTAAGGCGCTGCTTGTCCAGCAGGTCAAACCGGTTGGCTGCGGTTTCGCTCAGGCGGTTGAGCTGATCAAGGCTGAAGCTGCCGGAATCGATCTTGCCCTGGAGGTTCTCCATGGCCACCGCCTGGGACCAGAACTTTTCCTCTACCTCAGCGGCGGCCAGGGCGGTATCGGCGAACCATGCCGCGAGGCTGCTGGACATCAATCGACGGCGGGCGGATGCCAGTTCATCTGTGCGCTGGCGAGCCCGCTCGAGGGCATCAGCGGCTGATTCACTCTCTGCCACGAAGGCGTTGCCGCCGATCTTCATTTCAAACAAGTTTCGGGCCGCTACGCTAAGTGCCGTTACTTGCTCCCGGGCATTTGAGATGGCCTTGGAGAATGCGGCCCCCAGAGCTTCCCTGAATTTCTCCCGGGCTTCCTCGGCTTCCTGTTTGGCCTTTTTCGTTTCCTCCGCCAGGCGCTTTGTCTCATCGGCTGCGTTGCCAGCCTTGGTTGCGATATCTTCAGCGCTGGAGCTCGCGGCATTGCCGGATTCCTCGGCCTGCGCCTTCACCTCTTTCAGGGCATCACGCAGACCGAGTTGCGCAGCCTCCGCTTCCAGGGCGCTGATTCTGGTCTTGTCGCCGGTCTCGATTACGCTCTGGGCATATGCCGCGAACGTTTCTTCGATTTTGTCCTTGGTTGCGGTTCCGCTCGCACGTATTTTTTCAAAGGCCTCTTGGGCCTTATCTGCTGCCTCATTGAGTGCCTGTTGGCTTTTTACATTGAGTACTTCGTAGGAGTCGGCAAGATCCTTGGCTTTCTGCCCGGCTTTGGTCGTTTCATCACCGGCTTTGCGGACGGCAGTTTCAACATTCTCCGCCAGCGTGGTGAGGGTGCCGATTCCTTTCTCGGTCTCTTCCTGGAGCTTCTTGCCAGATTCGGCAGCATCATCAAATGCACCGACAACGCCTTTGCCGGCTTCAACGGTTTTGCGTCCGTACTCCGCTGTCTGCTTGGCTAAATCGACCACGGTGTCCCGGGCGGCGCCGGCCTTGGCGCTGATGTTGTTGTAGGTCTGATCACTGACCAGCCCCACCTTGTTCATGGCGAATGCAACGCCTTCAGCAATCGACAAGATGCCAGCGAAGCTGCTCGACACCAGAGTGACAAAGCCGGACACGATCGTTTGCAGTCCGCGGAACAGGGTCATGGCACCACTGGCGCCGGATTCAATCGTGTTCCAGAGCGTGCCGAATCCTGCCGAGATGCTGTCCGCGTTCTCCACCAGTTTGGCCGCCATATCGGCGCCCCAGTCGGTCAGGCGCTTGAACAGATCGATGAGCTTCTCGCCCATTTCGTTCTGGTCGAACAGATCCACCACTTTGTCTGTGGCGTCGGCCACCACCGGGGCCAGCTCGGCACCGATTCGGCGGGTGAGGCCCTGAATCTTCAGGGTGATGTCGTTGTAGATGTCATTGGCTTTGAGAAGCTTGTCCAGCTCCTCATCGGTGTAGATGGCGCCTTCTTCCTCGGCAGCCGCCTGGATGGCTTTCAGGCCGGCGGCGTTGTTCTCCAGAAGGGGCTGCAACTGGCTGGCATCGCTGGCCAGCTTTTCCAGCATGGCTACCTGCTGCTCTTTGGGCAGGCTTTCGATTGCGGCCGCGAACTTGAGCATCTGCTCTTCCGGTCGCAGGTTCTGAAAGTCCTCAATCTTGAGGTTCAGCGCTTCCATTACCTGAGCTGCTTCACCACCACCCGTAGCGCCGAATTCGCCCAGGCGCTCAGTTACGCTGCGCAGAATGTCCGCAACTTTATCGCCAGTCAGCCCCACCCGTTCGCCGGCGATCTGCCAGACCTGCAGGGCTTCACGGTTTGCGCCGATGGCATTGGCGGTGTTGGTGAGCTCATCCGCCAGCGAGGCCTGGCCACGGGAGAATACAGTGAGCGTGGCGGCAGATGCGCCAATACCCGCGACCAGCGCAGTGGCGCCGGCAGCTACGGTTTTGAGGCCGGAGCCGAGTTTGCTGAGTAGGCCGCTGGATTTGTCGGCTTTTTCGCCGAGGTCTTCTGCAGCTTCTGCCACGTCTTCTGTGGCGGGGGCCGCCTGCTGGGCGCTCTGGCCCATTTCGGTGAGCTCGGATGACAGGCTGGCCGCCTGCGTGTTTACTCCGTCCAGCTCCTTCCGGATTCTGACCTGCTCGCCTGCCAGGTCTTTGGTGCTAATCCCGGCGGCTTCCATCTCACCACGGAGTTCGTTCAGCTGCCTGTTATTGGAGATCCAGGCTTCGTCCGCGCCTTGGGCGGCCTTCTT